TACCGTCAAGAAAGACGACCTAATTACTGGGTTACTAGAGCTAAAGGCTGAGTCGATTAAGCATAATGAACGCTTTGCCGAGGCTTTAGGTATAAATAAAGCGGCGGCTATCACTTGCGTCAAACCAAGTGGTACGGTTTCACAACTGTGTGACACTGCTTCTGGTATACACCCTAGGTTTTCCCCATACTACATAAGAAGAGTCAGGAACGACGAGAAAGATCCGCTAACCGCGTTCTTAAAGGACGCTGGCGTTCCTTGGGAAGCTGACCAACTCAACAGCGAGAATGTAGTCTTTTCCTTCCCCATACAAGCACCCCCAAAAAGTGCCTGTGTGAGGAACGTTAACGCTGTGAGCCAACTAGAGACTTGGCAACTGTACAATGACTACTACACAGAACATAAACCTTCTGTTACTATCTACTACGGAGAAGAAGAGTTTCTAGATGTGTGTGCGTACGTTTGGAACAACTTTGACAGTATGAGCGGAATAGCCTTCCTGCCGAAGAGCGACCACACTTACCAACAGGCGCCTTATGAAGAGATCGGCAAAGAGACCTACCTTAGAATGAGCGCAGAGATGCCTGACAAACTTGACTGGGAAAAATTATCGGAGTATGAAAATGAAGACAACACTTCTGTCCAACCTGAGCTGGCCTGCACTGCGAACGGCTGTGAAATCTAGTAAAGTAGTTACTTTGTTTGGGTCTGACTACGACCCTACCGCGTGGATGGACCCGTACCTAAAAGAGAAGAAGGAGATGCTAAAAGCACTACAAAAAGAAGAGTTGAAAGTCAAGCAGGCTCAAATAGACCTGTTGAAGAGACAGATAGAGATATTAAACAAACGACTTGAGGACGATTAGTGGAATGCCATGATTGTGGCCTTAAGAAGGTGGACTGCTATGAGGAGTTCAAGGTGAGTGGCGGGGGAGTGGCACGGAGGTACTGGTGCGCTCCCTGCTATTTTGATAGAATGAAACTGTTAAAGGGTTCAAAGACACAGTGAGGTTAAAAAACACCCGCTTTCGCGGGTGAATGAGAGGTTCTATGTGTTGGGAGGTAGCTACTTAAGTTTAACTGCAGTAGCTATCTTCTCCCCACTACGCCCAACTATGTAGCCTCCGATACCTATAGAAAGCAAGTTCCAAAGTTGCGGAGGCATCTCCAAAGTAACGCCCCAACCAAACATAGCTTGCAAGTAAGGGGCTAAGATATAATTGTTGGCGACAATCGCGGTAAAGGTTAACATCGTTATCGGGCGCCACTGTGAGGTTAACGGGTGTTCGCTCTTAGCCTCGGCTACTACCACGCTAGCGGCTGCTTCTAGTTCCTTTAGTTCTCCTGCCTGTTGTGCTTCAAACAGTTTCCGTTTTGCTTCTTCTCGCTGAACGGGATCTGGGATTATCTTATCGATAATCTTTAACCCGGCATCTATTATACCTAGCATAAGTTTACCCTCAGAAAGCGTCTTTCGTAACTTCGTTTAGCTCGATAGTACCTAGAATATAGCACTGTTGTTCCTCGAAAAGTTTCCTGAAGTCCTCCAAACACATAAAGCCTAGCCCTGCTTTACTTTGGTGCTTAGCATAGATACCGTATAACTCTTGCAGTTGTCTCTCTGTGTAAAGAACCATCAGTCACCCCATACTAGAACTCTAAGTTAGCCAGAAATACACCCACGAGCAGTTGTCAAAAAGCATACTGCAAGCATGGCTACAATCACCCACTCCCAAGTACTCCACTGTTTCCAATTAAAATTTAATTTCATTTTAAGCTCCTTAAGTTTGTGCCACTGCATACCACCACCCAGTGCATATGTACTTCGTTCCTTGCAATGGCGGATTACCTCTGTGTTGCCAAGGCCAAGCTGCAGGCCACACGGCAAGTCTCCCTGCTTTAGGTTGTATTCGCATAGCTTGATTCAGAAACTCCGTTTCTCCACCTTCTGTTATGTCATTCATGTACAAAGACCAAACCAGTCGTCTTGCGGAACCTTGCTCAGCCTCTAGCTGTTCGCTATGCCAAACGTGATAACCACCTCCCGGCTCTGTTCTTTGCATCTTAACATTATAACCTCTGAGGTTTAACTCTTTCCCTCCTGCGAATAAGTTTAAATAATCGTTAAGGTAAGGTTGAATTAGCCTGTGTATCTCTCCCGCTAGCTGCGGTGAGTGGTCTTCAATCATTACTGAGCTATCTTTCCTTCCTAGAGAGGTTTTAAATTGTTCCTCGCCGCTGAAAGAAGATTCCTCACTAATGTTCTCAAACCTAGTTATTATTTTTTGTAGCGTTTCCTCATCTATAACGTCATCATAAGCTCTTATAAAAGAGTCCATAGATTACCTCTCTCTCTTAGTCTTCTGCTGGATCTTGAAAAACGTCCTTAAAATTATATTTGCGCTCAATTCTAGCAAGTTCAGCCCTCCAAGCACCTACATTAGGTTTTCCCGGTGACCGTGCTACCCTTCTCCAGAAGTCTTTGTTAGTTGACAACCGTTTTAAATTTGTCCTTGGGGAGTCGGCAGTCAGAGAGTACAAAGCTTTCTTTGAAGGTGTGGCGCCTCGTAAATCCCTGTCAAACAAAGTTTTCCTAGCCGCTCCTTTACCAAGAATATTTTTTAAGTCTATATAAAGTTTTGCTAAACCCTGTTGTGCGGCGTATTGCACCCGTAGTGCTTCCTCATAGTCCGCAATTAAACTTTGTGGATCTAGCTCTACGTTAGGGTCTGATAAAGCCTCTCTTAATGTGCTGGAAAAATTATTCCAATAAGCTTTGGCATTCTTGTTTAGTTCTTGTGCAGCGTACCCAGTAGACGTTTTAAGGTTAATTCTATGTGATTTTAAAGCGCCTGCATTAAACCCTTGTTTTTCTAAAATAGAACCTAGTTCCGACATATCTTTTGGGGGTTCTCTAAGTTCTCCAAAAGCTTTAGGATATAAAATCCTTTCCATGGCCTCTGGCATACCGCCAACCGCACGAGTAGTGTCCGCAGACAATTTAACAAAAGCTGGTAAAGCACTTCTGTACAGTGCTCTTGCGTCCTGCGCTGGCTCGTAAGTATCGTCACCAATCCCACTAGCTAGATTTACCACTGCCTGTGCTGCTTGACGCACCAAAGTAGGGTCAGTAAACGGCGATACAAAAGACGTAGCAGCTGCAAGACCGTGTTCTTCGAGCAACTGATCTAATGGTACTCCGTCAGCAAGCCCTTGCATGACAGGAGCTACAATAGAGGTTAATGGCTGATAAGGACTAGAGTAATCTAAAGTACTGTATTCTACTGTTTGCGTTTTGGGGTCAAAGTTATTTATTATAATAGCACCATACCTGTCCCACTCAGGCACAAATTCTCTTAAGCTTTCAACTCTTTGNTCATCACCTCGCATACTATTTATCGTGTAAGAAGCCGCAAATGGCGCGGCTGCTAAACCATACATAGAGACCATNCGAGTACCNCCTTTAGCAACTAAAGATTTATTGCCCAAAGCGTAACCTTCTTCCATTTCTCTAGCACCTAGCCGAAAAATATTCCAAGCGTTTCNGTAAACCTCNGCAGGATAAGCAGAGAAGTTTCCTATAACGGGGATTGCAGCCAGTTTTTCTAGAGCCAAAGGCACTCTACTGTAAACAGGCATAATATCTAAAGTCTTTTGAGCCGCTAATTCGGCTATAGGTTGGTCGTCTGTGAAGCCTGTAGCGCGGGTTTGGTAACCAGACTGTCTTATTGGTCTTCCTCTAGTCGCCCGTGCTCCTGCACCTTCGCCTCGTCGCCCTCTCCCAAAGCCCCTGTTTAAAGCTTGCCGCTTAATAAATTTTTGTTCATCTGTTAAGGTTTTCCAAAGAGCTTTTTCTGCACCTAGTTCAGATAAATAAGTACTCATTTTAGCAATGTTGTCGGTACCTTGGTAAAGCTTCATAGCAGCCTTGCCTGCTTTTGTACCCGCTAACCCAAAAGTACCTATCTTTTCTATCCTTCCTGGGTCTTCTGTTATCTCTCTGCCTAGTCGAGTTAACATCTGCTCTAGCTCTACTGAAGTGCTAGTAATACCAGAGCGTTGCATATCTTCAACGAGTTGTGACCGCTCTTCTTTAGACATCTTGGTTATATTTAGTAGTTCTTCTCTAGTGCGCACCCAAGCGCCAGAGCCAACAAAAGCTTGCCCTGCTCCTAAAGCATTCCTCATGTGCGCTATAGGGTTGTACACAGTCTTACCCAACTTAAAGGTGCCTTGAAGTCTAGCAATACCAGGAGAAAGTTTTGTACCAAAAATATCCCAACGGTTTGTGTTTAAAAAAGGGCTAACCGCAGGTTGTAGTCTGTCAGCTTCTGCTCTGGTCATCCATACTGATTGCCCTGCGCTAGTCATCCTATTAGGCTCTACTTCAACTAAGGCGCCTGACTTTGATTTGCGACTACCTACTACCCGAATTACGTCAGACTCTAGTATACCCTCACTTTTACCCGCCGCTCGTGCGTCTGCATTTAGTTTTTCCGCAGCCTCTTTTTGTGTCTTAGCTTTGACAGCCTTATTACGAGAAAGAAGACTATCGGCTAAGTCCGCGCCAAATTTTAATCTACCTACAGCGTCTAAAATACCGGCTGCTGACCAGATAACTCTTTGGGCAGGGGAGTAATTTTTACCCCAAATTAACTTTTGAAACTCTGGGATAGCTTGACGTGCTTCCTCAACGTTCCCTTGCAATTTAAACCCACGACCTTCGGTAGGCTCGTACATTCTTCGAGCTAGGCTTTCTGCCCACTTTACCCCGTCAGGCCCGTTCAAACCGGCTTCTAAAGTTGTTTTATCAACAAACCGATCCTTCCCATCTATCTTCAACTTTTTAATATCTAAATCTTTTACTGTTTTACTTATCCAATCTGGGTTTGCTCTAGCGTGTGTTAAAAGATCTGTAAGAACATCTGTACCATCTTGTAAAGCCTCATCACGAAAAGCCTCGAAAGATTGCGATCTTTTAGAAACAGAAAATACTTCATAGATATGCCGAGCATAGTCTTGGTTAGAGTCAAATATATTAACAAAAGCCTTCTCAAGATAAGGAGTATCCTGCGCGTAAACTTGAACTTCCTTAATAAAATTCTTTGCACCTCCTAAAGCTTCCCTAAGTTCTGAAGATATAGAAGGATCATTTAGTCCTTTAGAACCTGCTTCCCGAGCCGTTTGCTCGTCGGGAACTAAAATTCTATTAGCGAAATTCCTAGCCTCTTTAATACTGCTAAACTCACCATTTTTTACGGAGTTTTGTAGAGCTTTTTCTAGCCCAGACCCTATGTCTTGCGCCTGGACATTAAACCTTTTAGATACTGCGGAATGCTGCTCCGCAACTCTTGTTTCAAATAATTTACCTACAGACCTAGGCAACATATTTCTAACAAGCCACTGGGCTGCAGCCGTGTCTCCTACAGTGTCGTCTAGTTTTCTGATACCTAGACCAAGACCAGTGCTCAAAGCTCCTCCAGCAAGCACAGAAGCCGGTCCTTCAATAACACCTACTAATGCAGCCTCACTAATATCTAAGTCTGTTCTATTACCTACGTCTATTTCCGTTTGTTGCTTTTTTATATTCCTGAAAGAAGCGCCAGCGCCAGTTACTGTAGACTCTAAAATTGCCGGAGCAATAGCTGCCCTCATTTTTGCCTTCAAGTAATTTTTTGTAGTCTGTTTAGCTGTTTCTTTTGCGCCTAAAACCGCTGCACCGCCTACCCCAAAACTTGCCATCCCTGCAAAAGCACCAAGAAGATTTGTAGGGTCTGCGAGAGCAGAAAGTAAATGATCTTTTACAGCATCAAAACCCGGCGCCCCGCCTTCTTCGTGAAAGTTTGGTATTTGGTCTACCATAGACAACGCTGCACCAAACTCATTCTTTTGCGAACCCGTCATATATTTCACATCACTAGCTACTCCTAAAGTAGTAACAAGATTGTTTTCAAAGTACCGCTTCTTTGTTAAAAAGTCATCTACAATCTCTTTACGGTTTTGGCTAGGCGTTTCTCCTAAAGCGACTAAAGACCTGTACGCAGACGACACAAAACGGTCGTTATTAACAAGATCATCATAAGTTATGTTAGAAGCCATCTATGTTTTATACTCAGCCTATTTGTTGTTCTTCCATAAGTCTTCGCATCATTTCTTGCCCTTGTGGAGAGTTAAGCGCCATTTGTGTAAATTGATCAACTAAGTCTCCCCCGCCTGTAGCGCTAAGTCCTGGACCCTTGGCAGGACTAAAACCAGACTGTGCGCCGTCTCCGGTGGTTGTCTTGAAAGTTTTTAGCTCCTGCTTCAATAAAGTTTTTTCGGCCTCTGTTCGTAAGCGGTTTAATTTTTCCTTACTTTTTTCTAGGGACTCTCTCTCTAATTTTAAATTTTCTTTTGCAGAAAGAGTTTGAAAATTCAGCCGTTCCTTCTGAGCAATTCTTTGTTCTAACTTAGCTACCTTAGTAACCTCATCATCTAACTTATCTGATAATTCATTCCAATCAAACATGGAGGCTGGCAAGCGGCTTATTAAGTCCTCTATTGGAAGCTCACTTAATTCTTTCCGAGTCTTTTCTTGAAACTGCTGTGCTTGCAACTCTCTTTCGGCCTTTAGAACATCCGGATCTAGCCCGACATCACGGGTTTTATTTCTTTCATTTATAAACGTTTGGAATTCCTCGTCGGTCTCAAACGTAGTTCTAATAGCCCTATCAGAAAGCTCTTCGCGTCGTTGCATCAGTGCAGTAATGCGGCTCCTGTCTTCAGGAGTTAGACCTTGCTCTAAGTTTGCAGTTGCTCGTGTATATATGTTGTCTATCTGTTCATCTATACTGTCTGTTTGTATTTTAAGACGTTTTCTCGCATCCTCCTGCCCTTTTGTAGTCATCAGTCTAGCAGCGACCTTATCTTGGTTAGCTTTAAGCGCGTCGGCTACTGTTTTCCGAGCCTCAATCTCCTCTAGTCTGTCCTGGCGTCGTTCTCTTAGCCGACGACCTTCAGCAACTACGGCCCGTTTATAGTCTTGATCCCGTTCCATTATCCTAGTATCTGCTTCCAATGCAGCGGCTTCTTTGTCTGCTTCGATGTTAGCCTCAGCAATCTCTTGCTGAACCGTTATTTTTCGTCCCTCTAAATCATAATCACGAGCGTCTTTTTGTCGATTATACAATGTATCTTGTAGCTTTATAATCT